TCTTTATTGCCGAGTAGAGCAGTGGAAGCTCGTCTGGCTCATAACCAGAAGGTCGTTGGTTCAAATCCAACCTTGGCTACAATGTTTCAAATTAAGACCGCACGTTCTTTTAAAAGCGAAGTCAAAGTCAAGTAATGTTATGTCAAACAAAACAAATGATTTACTTTCTTATAGCAAATATGTTTTTGCTGAGAATGGAAAAAACAATGAAGTTATTGGATATTGTGTAGCAGATTTAAAAACAGGAAAAGAAACTGCTGATTGGTCAGGGGATAAGTTAGCTAGTTATACTCTTATAGAAAAGAGTTTAAAAATTCTTACTGGTAGGATTTTAACAGTGATTGATGCCTCTATCCCAGAGGGGAAACAAAACAAGTGCATTAAAGATTTAATCCGTTCTGAATTTCTTGAAGAATGGACAAAGATTGGGGATTTAATGTTTGATAAGCAAAGGATTGAACGGACTTGCGGAGGGGCCGAAGTTTGTGAGCCTGTCGCATTAGAATAAATTTTAGGAGCTTAATAAGTAATACTTTTGACTTCGCTTTCAAGATAATGTCCCAACTTAAGAAGATACAGAACCAAATACTAGAAGCCTATAAGGGAATAAGATTTCCAACCTTTGTATTTAATCAGAAGATAGACGCTTTATTCTCTGAAAAAAGAAGGATACTAAACAATTTAGAATACCCTAATCCAGAGAAGATGAAGAAATGGAAAGGTCAAAGTAACTATGAATAATATGTTTAGAAAAATAAAATGGGCGTATCAAAGAGTTGTAAGAGGATACGATGAAAGAATTGAATGGGGATTTGATGGTTATTTTGAGAAATTTATAGAACCATTATATATTTTTTGTAATAATTATCTGCAAACAGAAGAAAGTAAGTTAAACCCAGAGCGTTCTAAAATATTTAAAAAAACAATTAAGCTAATAAAAGAGTTTAACAAGATTAAAAAAGAGGAGGTTTTTTTTCAAGAAAGCAGTTCAGACCTATGGAAATACTTCGGCGAAAATATAGGCTGGTATTGGAACTAATATGATTAAATGTAACGTTTGCAACAAAATAAAGCCAATATACAATATGCATCCTATTATTTTTGGTGTGGCTTTACCGAACGAAGACCCTAATGGCATACCAGTTTGTAAGGAATGCTATAATGATGCTATTAACCACGGATTTTCCGTCGCAAAAATAATATAGATGATTAAATTATATTCCCTAATAGCTTGCTCCCACTGTAACGACTTTAAAGCAGAACTTGATAAAGCAGGTATCCCTTATGAGTTTTTAGACCTTGACGATGATAAGAACTTTGAAGAAGCAGGTAGAATAGCTATTAATTATCTAGATGGTAACACCGAGCTTCCTATTGTAGAGAAAGACGGTAAGTATTTTAGTAGACCTAAGATTGAAGACTTATGAAAGTAAAGTGTCCTCATTGTAATATAGAGCAAGAGATAGTATCAACATTAGGTTTAATCTGGTGTTGTCATTGTGGATTAACATTTAATAAATAGATATGTCGTTAGATAACGGTATAAGTAGAAGCTGGACAACTGATAGCGTTCTTAGGAAGAAAGGTGAGAAAGAAGAAATACAAAACATCTTAGAAGAAAATGGAAGCCTTACAGACTATCTTACAGACCTTAAGAATAAACCCCCTGAAAGATACAAAGAAGAAGAAATTAATATAGATTTTTATAAATTGTTAAGCAGATAATATGTCAGGAGTAGCTGGATTAGCAGGAAGAAAAACAGATTTAACCGATGAAATGTTCGGGAAAATTAAAAGAAGTATTCTTGACGGAAACGACTTGAAGACTACTGCTAATGTTTGCGAAATAGAAATAAACACTTTATATTGTTGGACTGCTGATAATTACCTTAACCTTAGCGATAAAATAGAAGGTTGGCGTAGAGATAGAAAAGTTAATCTAGCTAGCAAGAACATTGAAGATATATTAGAAATGAGTATTACTAATACAGTATTGTCTAAAGACGGTGAAGATACTTTTGAAATAGATGATGTTGGTAAGCTAAGAGTTAAAGCTGATATATCAAAGTTTGTTCTTGAAGCTCTTGATAAGCCTTATAAACCTAAAAGCGATTTAACATCAGGAGATAAACCAATATCAATACTAAACAATGTTATTTCAGGCAACGACAGCAACAAGGAAAATATTGAAACTAAAGAAGAGGCTTAGATGTGTTTGCGGTGGAACTTCTGCCAGTAAAACAATATCAATACTTCTTAATTTGATTGACCTTGCCCAAAGAGATACAACCCCGACCCTTTCAAGCATTGTTTCTGAAAGTTTTCCGCATCTTAAAAGAGGTGTGATGAGAGATTTCTTAATGATACTTGAAAATCATAAATATTATAAAGACGATAGGTGGAATAGAACTGATTACACTTATACATTTGAAACTGGTAGCAAGATAGAGTTCTTCTCAGCTGACCAACCAGATAAAGTTAGAGGGCCACGTAGAGATAGACTATTTATCAACGAAGCAAACAACATACCTTATGAAGCCTTTGACCAATTAGAAGTCAGAACCAAAGAATTTATCTTTCTTGATTGGAATCCGACTAATGAATTTTGGTTCTACTCCGAGATTAAGGACAAGAGAAATGATTATGACTTCATTACCCTTACCTATTTAGATAATGAGGCTCTTGATAGACAGATAGTAACTTCTATTGAGCAGAGAAAACATAATAAAAATTGGTGGCAAGTATATGGCTTAGGAATGTTAGGAGAAGTTGAAAGCAAGATATATAAGGACTGGCAGATTATTGATGAAATACCACACGAGGCTAGACTTGAAAGAAGAGGATTAGACTTTGGTTATAGTATTGACCCAACAGTAGTAATAGATATTTACAGTTATAACGGAGGTTTCATTCTTGACGAGTTAGTTTATCAAAAAGAACTTAGTAACAAGAGCATTGCTGATTTACTTGGTGCTAATAACTTAGGCAAGATATTGACCGTAGCTGATAGTTCAGAGCCTAAGAGCATAGATGAGATAAGAAGTTACGGTATCAACATCATAGGGGCAATTAAAGGCCCTGGCAGTGTTCTACAAGGAATACAGTTTGTCCAAAATCAAAAGATAAGTGTTACAAAGAAAAGCACTAGAACTATAAAGGCTTATCGTAACTATCTTTGGACAATAGACAGGAATGGAAACATAATCCAAGTCCCAGATGATACAGTTCACGAATGGAGCAATCCAATGGACTCTATACGCTATGGATTGAATGGATGTAACACCAACCAAGAGTTGAAACAAGACGCTTCAATTTATGAAAATTTATATGATTAAATACTAAAGCGGTATAACCTTACTTTAATTAAATGAATGGATGACAAACAAGTATTAGAACTTGAAAGCAAAATATTAAGCTTTGTTAAAAAGGCTAAAGCAAACTACGAAGACTCTTATTGTTGGATTACCGAGTATGTAGCTTTCAATATGCGTGAGGTTATTCGCGAGTGTCGCAAGAACTATTACGGTATCTTTGAAAAACAGAAAGACAGTGCTGGAAGAAAGAAGACTTGGATGCCATTAACTGAGAGCGTTGTTGACGCTGTTGTTAAAAACATTGATAAAGACCAAAGAGAAGCCTTTGTATTCTCTAAAGACGGCAAGAGTCAGTCTATGGCCGTTGTTGTTAGAGAGGTTGTTACTGACATAATGGAAGAGATGGAACTTGACGAGAAACTTAATGACCTAACCTTTAACATCGCTGTTAATGGAATGGAAGTTTGGAAGATAAACAAAGATAAGAAAGAAAGCGTTGACCTTTTAAATATCTACATTGACCCAACAGCTAAGAACCTTCAAGAAGCAGATTTCTTGGAGCGTTTTGTTATGGAAGTATCCGATGCTAAGAAGATGAAAGATTGGATGCAGAAAGAAGACCTTAAAGGCTCAAATGCTGTTCAGAGATATGATGGTGAAGGATTTAATCCTAATCAAAACAGTTCTACCGAACTTGTTGAAGGCTTTGAGTTCTGGGGTAAAATGCCAAAGTCTTTTATTACCGGCAAAACAACTGATGAGAATGAAGATGTTAATGGTCATATTATAGTAACAGGTCTTAATGATAATACTGGGGCTAAACTACAAGTGGTAGAAACTTACAAAGGATGGAAACCTTATGAAGAGTGCTGGTATCAGAAAGCTCCTAATCGTTGGTATGGTCGTGGTATCGCCGAGAAGCTTATAATGCTTCAAC